TTTTAGATATGGGGGAAGCTGGTTATTTGTGGCTTATTCTTCCGCTGTATCAATAAGGTGTTTTATTTTAGCAAGGGTTTCATTATCAAAAGGTTCAAACTTATCATGCCAAGGGCCAGACCGAATTAATGACTCTAAATTCCATTCGGGAAGCGCACTAGGTTCATATTCAAGTTCAATAATACGCCCCTTATCGGGTGCGGTTTGAACTAGCAAAGTGCCGTGAGGTGGTTTCCCGCTAACAGCGACAATTTTAAAAGGCTTATCACTATTTTTTGAAGGTAACATTAATGCCTCGCTTTTGCATTGCTTCTAAAACTTGATGAATTTTTTTTTCTTCACTTGAAGCATTTACGTCGCCGGGATTAGTCGTTGGTGGTTGCATATTAATTACTAAAGATTCTACATGATCAAGCGTTAATTTGTCGTGAAACTGTGCTTCAAGATATTCGTCAGACGATTCAAGGCGTTTCAATTTGTTAGTATTTGACAAACCCCTTGTTCCCGTTAGTGGCACAGAGAACCCGGACGGGTTTCTCGCCGGACTAGCAACTATATGATAAGCCTCGTTCAATGAATCTCCATAGGTTATTGTAGCAAAATTCAAAGTTTCTGGCTTAAGTATAAATTGGAACTTTCCATACCACTTGGTATGATCCGGGTCGCCGTCCTTGTGAATATAACCATAAACCGGGCGTTCATTGCTTGGATGATTATTTGGAACGCCAATGTTGTTAAATTCAACTTCTCTACGTCTTTGATTACTCAATGCCCCTTGTGATGTTCCTGTTTCAAATTGGGTCTTGAATTTATCGTCTTCAATAATGCCAATAATACCGTCCAAAGTAGTTCTAATTTTAGGCTTACCTTTATCGATAATTTGAGCTATATACCCGCCCAACTTTTTTTCTACTGTTGCAAGTAATTGTTTTCTTTCATCGGGTGTTTGAACCCCTTTAAAAGAAATACCCAATTCGTCGGCGATATCGTTAAGGCTGCTGGTTGATTGCAGCATTGTGTCTTGTATTCTAGTTGTCCGTGGCGGCGTAGTATTTAGATGTTTGGGCAAGTCAATTACTTTTGGTGTTGTTGGAGTTTGTGTTGGAGTTTGATTAAGCGGCAAAATTTCTGGCCCTGCAATTTTAGCGGGGGGAACTAATGGCGTTGCAGGTGTTGGTGGCAAAGTAGGTTCAATACGCTTAACTAAACTTTTTGGCTTTTTGGGTGCAGGTGTTTTTTTTACTAAATTTGATTTTTTTCTTTCTTTTTTTGGTGGCAAATAGCCGTAGGTATAAATTTTATGAGTTAACTGTTTGCGCTTCCAAATTAACTGAGTAAATTTTTTTAACCTTTTTTGTCGAGCTTCAAATGTTTCGTTTTCAAGGTGTGTTACATCAAGTAAACGTCCGGTTGCTGGATTTACAAAATGCCCCCAATTAATTTTTTCACCGGGCAGTAATTGATTTCGCATAACTTTTAAACGCTTTGGGCCAACAACCCTTGCTTTGTCGGCTTCTGGCGCACGGTCAAACCAATCAGTATAAACAGCCGGGTTCGGAATTAACTTACCCTTCTTGTCGCTAAAAACTTTTTTAACGGTAGGGTCTTTTTCGATCTCTTGGTTGATTGAAAGTACGGGAGTTATCCAACATCGGCAGTTGTGTGCAACTGTGCCGTCTTCCTCAATTGGAGGGCGTGGCATTTTGTCTAAACCTAATTGCCCCGATACCGGTTTTTTGTAGTACACGGTTCCGCTTCGTGCTGCGTGATGCGGGCGTACTCTGGTGTCCATTGTTGCGTGAATTTGGTAACCAACAACCATATCCCCAAGGTCTTCGTAAGCGTCCATCCTTGATTCGTGGGCTATTCGCATTGATTCATTTCTGGCAACCCTGCGGGCGGTTGATGCTACGCCTTGTACATGATCTTTTAAAACCCGGGCCAGTTCTGCGGGGCTTTTTTGACCGTTAAAATCTTGGGTCAATATTGTTGCCAAGTGTTCTGGCGGGGCCAAGCTCGTTTGTTGTGCAAGTCTACTTTGCCAGCTTGCGCCTGCGGTTGTACCTCGAACTATTGTTGCAATTTTATCCGGGGGCAAAGGGTCAAATATCATGTCTTTGATTTGGTCTTCCATCTCCGACCTACGGTCTTCAAGAATCGGTTTCCTTTCGGTGATTAATCCAAGATGCCCTTTGGGTATTGTTTTGACTAAAACCGTTGCAGCATCGGCATGAGAACTGGTTGCCATGTGCGCAAGCCCACGGGCCATAATTTCGTTTGTAATTAAAATTACTTTGTATAGGTCTGCACGAATTGCATATTTTTTTTCAGTCGGCCCCGCCTTTGAACGCAGCACTTTAATCATGCGATTAAGTACAGTTTGAAGCTTTGAATCTACCGTTTCAGCTAAACCGTCCGCAACGCTTAATTGCTTTTCTTGGTGCAGGCTAAACTTGGCGGCAAGGGTGCTGTTAATGATGTCGTTCATTATTCGCCCTCGGGTTGTTCCTCGGGTTGCTGGTCATCTTGTTCATCTGGCATTTTAAGGGTACTTCCCGGGTTTCCACCGGTAGCCGCTTCCTGTTGGTTAACTTCCTCATCTTCCCAATCCAGCCCAATTTCTTGGGCAATGGTTTGTTTGGATTTGATTCCAAGTGTTGAATAAATTTGGTTTGCTGTTGCTTCTGCCGCTTTGTCTCTTGTTTCCACGCTTGGTGCTTTTGCATGAAGATCAACAAGGTTAAGAGTATTCTTGGGTAATAACCCTGCTTGTATTGCAGTATTAATTGACGCTTTAATAATGCGGCTAAAGTGACCCTTATAAAATTCTTGCAGGCGCACACAATGACGTGTAAATGGGGCTTCAGCGGTTAAACTACTTGCATAGTTCCCGTTGGAAGAATCGCTTGAAACAAGCCATTCCGGGGCGTTGTGGCGGTTGCCTGCGCTGCGAAGTAACCCTTGAAAAACTTCAAGGTGCGCTGCTGAATTTGCCGCTGCTGGCGGTGGCACATATGTCATGCCCTTTGGAATATCAAGGAAGCTCCCCGCTTCGATCTTTTGAAAGTCCTGTTGTTTACCCGGGTAACTTGATGTGCTGTAGTCTACCGCATCAGAAATAAAGTCTTGCACTTGGTCAACCGTTGAACTTTCGTGCTGCCTTACCGCTGCGATTGCCGCTTGAACCGCTGCCCCTTCCCCAAGGTTACGGCGAAGCTTACCAGCTTGACTAAATGCGTCTAGGGTTTCAAAACTAAAATCAGATAAACCTCTTTTAATTGACCGCTTAACATTGACTTTAATATGGCAAATATTTTCTGCGGATACAATTTCACCGTAGCTTGGTTCCGGTTTGTCTTGCCCACCGCTTGCCCGGTAGTCAACGTGATAGGCTTTAATTGCACATACATCGTCCGGTTCGGTTTGGATGCCATAACTCCATTCTTGAATATCAGTTCCCCCGGGTTGGTAAATCATTTCCGGTTCAATTGTGCGTATAGTTAAGCTGCCGTCGGGCTGCGGAAATAACCGTAAAAAACTTTCACCATCTTCACGGCTGCGCCAGAATATTTCTTGTTCCATTTCTGCCCAACCGTTTTGCTCAATGAAATTATCAATAACGGTTTGAACTGCGGTGACTAATTCCTCGCTGGCCCCCGACTGCTTTTTTGCCTGCACCCGGTAAGAGTAACCGCATCCAATAACGTAGCTGCATAAACCGTTTAAAAGCCCTTGGGCGTTGGGGCTTGTTGTAACAATGAACCGGGCAGACGCCCTAATCATTGACAACTGCACCTCACTAACCCAAAACGGAAAGTTGCTACCATACCTTCTATCGGTTGGTTGCGTGATAGGATAACTGCCTGCAAACCCGCCTGCATAACGGTCGAGCATATCGGAGTAGTTTGTAAGCCAAAAATCTTGGCCCACATTGTATGCCGATTCAGTCAACCGCTTGCCCTTCTCTAACCGTTTAATTTTGATTTGTTCAATTAGGACTTCTCTTTGTTCACGCAGTTTTTGCGCTAGGGTATTACCGCCAAAGATGTTCCACCAAGCTCTTTTTGTTTCACTCATACCATGACCCCTCTTGCTGGTTGCCTTTGCTTGCGCCCGTTGTAAAACTCGATCATAACACGCAACGCCATTTCAAGCGAATCGGGGCCGTCATCATACTCACTTACCGGGAAGTCACGAAGCTGATCGACCAGTAATTTAGTGCCGGGGCTGTTAGCCTTAAACCGGATATTTTTCTGCGATAGGTAAGGCCCAAGCCTGCGAATACGAATGTTTTTATTAACCGTATTTACGACCTTAACTAGCGGAACTGCATACCCTGCAACGCTTGCTTTTTGTTGTAATTGTGTCGCTAACAATTCTTGGAATTGGTTGGTTTCAAATGCTATTGCATCGGCACGAAATTCGCCTTGCGTTTCAAGCACGGTGTCAATGATTGCCTCGGAGCTTCTGCGGGCAAGGTCGGCTTCGCAGTAAAGGGTTCCGTCGGTATCACGCCCAAGCTTTACTATTGCGCTGTAATCGCCATGCTTTCCCCCTGCACCCTTGGAAGGGTCTACGCCTATCGTTTTAACGGTTAAAGTTTTAGGCCAGTAATCAAACCAAATTTCTTTGCCAAAGTATTCGTCCGGCCACTCTGTACCGCCCCCGCTTCTTGGGTGCTGTTGGTACAATGCACTCCATTGATACTCACCTATGCTTGCTTTCATTTTGTCTAATGAATCAAGGCTAAATTTTTCTGGCCAAAGCGGTTCACCGGGTTTTCGTGGGTCGTATTCTGCGCCGCCTTGCATGGGGCAAATTGCAGGCAAATTAATTACTTTCCATTGATCCGCTTTATTATCATTTGCTGCAAGGTCAAGCAATCTTCCCACTAGGTCATCGCTATGCCACCTAGTCATGACAATTAAAATTCTTGCGTCAGCTTCTTGCCTTGTTGAAAAGGTGCTAGTGTACCAATCCCAATTAACTTGCCGGTAAGTTGCACTATCAGCTTCTTCCCTGTTTTTAACCGGGTCATCAATAATCAACCATTTGCCGCCCATGCCCGTAATACCGCCACCTACACCCGCACTTCGATAAACGCCTTTGTGTCCAACAATTTCAAAAAGGTCGCTATTACGCAACCATGAACCCGCTACGGTGCGACTGTTGGAATCGTTTAAATAAGTGTTAGGAAACAAAGCCCGGTAGCGTTCTGATTCAATAATGCGTTGGACATCACGGTTGTTTCTGCTTGAGAGATCGGCAGAATAACTTGAAGCAATAATACTGGTGTCCGGTTCAATACCTAACAAGTATGCAGGCAAGCGGCGACTAATCAATTCACTTTTCCCGTGGCGTGGGGGTAAGCTAATTATTAACCGTCTAAGATTGCCGTGAATCATTTCGTCCACGGTGTCAGAAATAAATTGGTGATACCAACCCGGCAGATATTCGGGCATTGTGTAACGTGCAAAATTAATAAGAGATTTTTTTGCAGCCCTACGTTTAATTAAAAGGTTGGCAGCGTCTTGTTTAGTTAGCTTGCCCGGTAGCAATAGCGGTAAGCTGCTCATCGGTAAGTTCCTCTATATTGTTTACCATTGCAACTTTTGTTTCTGCTTTTACTTCTTGCCGTTCAACATACCCACGTTGCTTGCCTTGGGTTTTAAGCAAAAAACAAACCGCCCAAGCTTCCCCGTCTTTAACCGCTTCCAATAACTTTGCTTCGGCAAAGTCTAAAATTCTTCCTCTCTCGTCTTCAATACACTCCCTAATTTTTGGGTTCTTTTGCGCCCTATGATGAATAGTTGATGGCATACAACCAAGTTGCTGGGCGGCTAAAAAAACAAGCCCTCTGCTTCTTGTTATTGCATTAATAATTTGCTTGTCCGTGTATCGACGTTTTGGCATTACTTTTTATGTGTGTTAAACCGTGTTCATTAAAGTAAGGAATTCTGCCCTTAACGGTTGGCTTGTGCGAAATTCCCCATACATTGCAGAGGTTACCATATCTGCCCCGTCCATTTCCAATCCACGGCATACCATGCAATGATGAACCGCTTTAATTACTACTGCCGTTCCCCGGGGTTTTAAATGCGTTTCAATGTCTTTTGCGATTGCTTGCGTTAGCCTTTCTTGCACCTGCAACCGTTTAGAATGGCAATGAACTAACCTTGCAAGCTTTGACAACCCAACAATTTTAGCCCCGGGTAAATAGCCAACGGTAGCTTTGCCGGTAAAAGGCAATAAGTGATGTTCGCATAAACTGGCAAACCGGATACTTCTAAGCATAACTAATTCGTCGTGCTGCACGTCAAAAGTCTTGTTTAATATTTCTTTAGGGTTTAAAGCATAACCAACGGTCATTTCTTTTAAAGCTTTAAGAACCCGTTTAGGTGTTTCAAGTAAACCATCCCTATTGCAGTCTTCGCCAATCCATTGCAATTGCCTTTTAACGGTGTCTTCGAGATCGGCCGTTGGGTCGTTTGATTCCCAAGGAAATTTCACCCACTCTTTATAATCCCCCGGGTTAACTAATCCCCAAAAAGGTTTGTTAAAAGACTTGTACCTTTTTTTTGTAGCACCGCTATCAATAATATCGTCAACAATAAAGTCCGCATCTTCAACCCTGTCAACCGCCCTGCCCGTTAGCCCTGCAACAATAGCTCCGCCCCTTGGCACACCCCAAAGTTTACCCGGGGGAGCTTTTTTTAATAGCTGCGCAATATCTAACCAAGATAATTCAATCATCTTACTTTCCATAATTTGTGATATTGAACCGACAATCTCCAAGTGGGGTTGTCCATTACGAGCTTGGTACACCATTCAATATTTCTTTGGTTAGCGTTGTTGCCATCATACCCGGGGCTTATTAATTGGTTGTCCGATTTGCAGGCGGGCTTGGGAATAGCTTGCCCATAATTTCTTACATACTTTACTTCGTTTGCGGTTAGTTGTCTTACTGCGTGTTCTGCAACCTTGGGGCTAACACAAATCCAATCAAGCTCAAGCCCCGAAACGTCAATTGAACCGTTAGTTTCGATTGCTAACCAAAATTTTGAATCATGCAAAGCAACAACCAAATCAAGGTCAAGTTGCAATGCTGGTTCCCCCCCCGTGAATACAACCCACCTGCAATCACCGGCTTCTTTTTTTATCCAGTTTACAAGCTGGTCAAGTGTGTACCAATCACCGCTAGCAAATTCCGTGTCGCAGTCAAAACCGCCTATGCTTTTCTCCCCGGGTTCCATGCGGCAAGTTAAATTGCAACCGCTAAATCTTACAAAGACATTAACGGTTCCACTCCTAACGCCTTCCCCTTGAATGGTTTTAAACACTTCATTGATACGGTATTTTTTATCCATGCTTACCTCTATTTGTTTACGGTTATTGTTGATGAGTCGGTTTCTTGCAATTCTAGTTTAATTATGTTTAACCCTACCTTTTGCACCCGTTTAAATAGGTCTAGTGCAAGGTTCTCTGCTGATGTTGGGCTATCCATTACATAAATTTTTTCGCAAGCATTTGACCTCTTTAATGTCATTCCGGCGGGGTCGTTAACATCTAGCAATAAGCTATGGTCAAGCTCTTCGATTAACGGTTGAATTTTGGTTTGTAAATCTTCAAACAATATAGACACCGAACCGTTCATTGGTTCTTCAACCGTTATATTTAACCCGTATCGGTGACCGTGCAAGTTTGCGCACTTGCCACCAATTTCTAAATTTCGGTGTGCTGCGTAGAAGTGAAATTTTTTAGTGACTGTTATTTGCATGACGGGTCAACCTCGCCTGCAAAGGCAAACGCCTCTGCCCTCTCCATGCAAGCACCGCACTTGCCGCACGGTTTGAAATAACCTTTGTAGCAGGTATAAGTTGCCCCGTAGGGAACCCCAAGCTTTAATCCTATTTTGCAAAT